ATTAAAAGCGCCGGCAATAGGCGAAGAAGTTCCAATAAATGCAATACAAGACGCGCAACAAGCGCTAGATCAAGAAGCTTTAGATGCAGAAGCATTAGCTGTTGACGTTAATAAACAAGCGCAAAACGCAATGACCGCGCAAGCTAAAGGTTACAAAGCAGAAACAGCGATTGCTGATGAAACAAAAACTGATGAAGTGTTAACTTACATTGCTAGCAAAGAAACAAATATAAAGGCATTAAAAGACGGTGGTGATTTTAGTTTTGATTTTATCGATACAGATGACGATGTTAAAAAAATTATTACTGCTATTGGTGAAGTTTACTCTGATGAAACCGTTGCAAGAACGCGAGGTAAAATTTCTAATAATGTTACTATGGACGAGGCGCATGGTTTAGTTGCTGATGAAATTGGTTTTTCTAGATCTTTGTTAGATAGAAAAATCGGTGATAGGCCGTTAACTGCTGCTGAGTTTGTTGGGGCTCGCGAGTTGTTAGTTAAAAGTGCAGCTAGGTTAGAAGAGCTAGCAAGACTTATAAAAGCTGGCGGTACAGATGCAGCAACACGGTTAAAGTTTCGTAGGCAGTTAGCTATTCATACAGGCATACAATTACAATTAAAAGGCGCACAAACAGAAGCAGCGCGAGCGTTACAATCTTTTCAAATAAAAGTAACTGGAGAAATGGACGCTACAAGGTTTAGCGAAGAAGCCCAAAGAGTATTAAATGAAAGTGGTGCTGGAGAAATTACTGAAGCATTAGCAGATAGATTGCTCAAAGTTGGTGCTAATGGCAAAATTAATAATAATTACATGGAAGCTATTAATGATTTTACTAGAGTTGGTAGCTACGCAAAAAGCAAAAGAATGGTACACGAAGCGTATCTAGCAGGGCTCTTGTCCTCGCCAGCAACGCAGTTTAAAAATTTTGTAGGCACTGCATCATTTATGTTGTTTCAACTACCTACAGAGATAGTAGCTGGCGTGTATGGAGATGTTATCAGGGGTGGACGTAAGCAGTTAGGTATGCAGTACCCAATAAGCGAAGACCAAGTATATGTTGAGGATGCTTTTCTTAGAGTAAAAGGATGGAGCGATGCGTTTGGTGACGCTTTAAAAGCTGCATCTATTGCTTGGCGAACAGAAATGCCAGCCGGCGCTAGCAAGCTAGACGTTGAACAATACGCTGCAACTGTTGGTGAAAGTAATAGTTTCTTTAGCAAATCACTAGATGAGCTCGGTAAGCGTATGCGAATACCATTTAGGCTATTGCTAGCAGCAGATGAATTTACAAAAACCATTTCTCAGCGTGGTGAATTTTATACATTACTAAATAAGCGCTATCAGCATTCGTTACGTAATGGCATGACAGAACAGCAAGCGTCAGATGAAGCAGCTATGTTGTTATTAGATCCAACGGCTGTTGCTGATGATTTAAATAACAAAGCAAGGTTTGATACTTTGCAATCTGATTTAGGGTTTTTTGGACAAGTAACCGGACGGTTCCAAAGAACTTTGTTTGGTAGGTTTATATTACCGTTTGCTACGGCGCCTACAAATGCGTTGCTTAGAACTATGGAATATACACCATTTAGTAAAACAGCTATAGATTTATTGGGTAGAAACGGTCCACAAAAACAACAGCTAGCTATGGGTAAATTAACCCTTGGTTCCGCTATCCTATTTAAAACGCAACAAGCTGCAATGGATGGCAAAATAACTGGTGGTTTTCCAGAAACAGCAGCACAAAGAAATGCATTACCTAGAGGTTGGCAACCATATAGTTTTGTCCTTAAAGGTGAGGGTTTTCCAGAGGGTAAACCTTTGTACGATAGGTTTGGTGTTCCTAATGGTCCATTAATATACATGAGCTACGCAGGGTTTGAGCCTGTTGGTGGGTTGTTAGCTATTAGTGCTGACACAGTACAACGCTTAAATAGCACTGATGATCCAGGTTTACGTAATACGTTTGTTGGTGCTGCTGCAATAGCAACAGCAGAATATTACAAAGAGTTGCCTATGCTGCAAGGTATATCCGATACACTTTCATTTCTAGACGGTTTTGATCCAGCAAATCTTGCACGTAGTTATGCAGAAAATACAACTATTGTTCCTGGTTTACCTCATCCATTAAGTTCGTTGCAAAGAATGTTTACACGAATAGCTGATCCTACAAAAACAAAACCAAAAGGTGACTTTGAATATTATACACTTGATGATGTTATGGAACAGTACACAGATGATGATGGAGTTATAAAATACTTTTTTGAAGATGGTGAAGGTAAACCAAGATTAGATTTAGTAGGTTTGCCAAAGACTGACCCAGGTAGACAGATATATGAATTTTTTACAACAATGAACTCAATGCGCCGGCAAGATACATTTATTCAAAGTGAAAGAGATCTTAACGCAATAAAATATGATACGTTTGGTGTGCCTCTAGGATCAGATGAATTTAGTTTTGCTAACAATCCTATTGCAGCAATATTTGGTAATATTACTGGATTACGATTAAAAACTAGTGGTGAATTACAAAACTATGAAAAAGAAATTTTAAGGTTGCATGATGTTACAGGTGATTGGCCTCTTACAAATCCCAGAGAATATAAAGGTGTTCCTCTTACATATGGTATGCAATCAGATTTAGTTAATCTTGCAAAAAACACTGTCAGAGTTCGCAGAAGTGGTTATGGAGATTTATCATTTAAAGAAACTTTAGCTGCTGTTATGATGGAACCGTCATTCGTAGCTTTAAATGCAAGACAAAGAGTTACATTATTTAGAAAGATAAATAACGATTTTATTGATGCAGGGTTTCTATCATTGATTGAATTGCCAGAATATGCGAATATGCGCCAAGCATTCTTAGACAGACAAAGTGTAAAGGAACAGCGTAAAGAGGAAGATCGATAGATGACAGTTAGTAGCGCGACAAACAAAGTAAGCTTTAATGGCAATGGCTCAACAACAGTTTTTGCTTACAGTTTTAAGATATTTGATCAAGACGATTTAACTGTTATTTTGCGTAATGCAAGTGGTGGTGAAACAGTACAAAGTATTTCTACAAATTACACTGTAAGTGGTGTAGGCAATGCTAGTGGTGGTAATGTTACTATGGGTACTGCGCCAGCTAGCGGTGAAAGCTTAACAATTATTCGTGAGCAACCATTAACACAAGGTTTAGACTTAGTTGCTAACGATCCTTTCCCTGCTGCAAGTTTTGAAGATCAATTAGATAAACTGACGTTTATGGTGCAGCAGCATCAAGAAGAATTAAACAGATCTATTAAGGGCTCTAAGACAACTACTATAGCTAATCCGAGTTTTACTGAAGACGCTACAGCCAGGGCAAACAAAGTCTTTGCTTTCGATGCGTCAGGTAATATCGACATTACGCAGACTATCGGTACTTTTAAGGGTAACTGGGGAGCAAGCACAACATACGGCGTTCGTGACCTGGTTAAAGATACAAGCACTAATAATATTTTTATTGCGCTGACTGCCCATACATCAAGCGGATCTCAACCGCTAACAACAAATACCGATAGCGCTAAATGGTCATTAATCGTAGATGCTGCGTCTGCAACTGCCAGCCAAAATGCAGCGGCATCGAGTGCCACAGCAGCTGCGTCCAGTGCTACGGCAGCGGCATCTAGTGCTACATCTGCATCAACATCAGCTTCGACAGCAACAACAAAAGCGTCCGAGGCATCAACAGACGCTGCATCAGCTGCTGCATCAGCTGCTGTTATTTCGCCAGTGCAATCAGAAATAACAACTATATCGCAAAGCATTGCCACTCTTAACGGCCTGGCTGCAATATTCTCTGGCACATCATCAATAACTGTAACGGTTGCAAGCGGATCTTTATATGGCGGTGGTGGAACAGGAAATATTTTTTATCTTAATGGCGCTGCTAATCCACCTCTAACACTTGTTCAAGGTCACACTTATACATTTGATGTAAGTAACTCTTCGGTATCTGGGCATCCATTAGCATTTAAAGATTCTGGAGGTAATTCTTTTACTACTGGAGTTACTGTTAATGGTACTGCTGGTCAGTCAGGAGCAACGGTTGTCATTACCGTTCCAACTTCTGGCACAATGCCAGCCCAATATTATTGCACTAGTCATGGTAATGGAATGGGCAACCTAATTTCAACAATAGCTAATGACATTACCACGGTTGCAAACAACAGCGCCAACATTACGACAGTAGCAAATAACATTTCAACAATATCGCAAAAGGCAACAGTAGACGAGGCAACTGCATTATCGATTGCTCTTGGGGGCTAGGAGAAAAATATGGCAAATACATTTAAAGTAATTACAAGGGATCTTGCGCCAGCTTCTGCTGGTACGCCAGAGACTATCTACACAGTGCAGACAGGAAGCACGATAGTTATGCTAGGTATGACACTAGCTAATGTGCATACTTCTCAGGTTACAGCTAGTGTGACGTTAGAAAGTACAACAACCCAAACAGGGCAAACGCAGAACACTACTGCACATCTAATAAAAGATGTTCCTATACCTTCTGGCTCAATGCTTTCTCCGCTCGAAGGAAAGATAAATATGAATGTTGGCGATATTATAAAGGTTGATTGTAGCGTTGCTGACAAGCTGTCGGTTACAATGTCGTATATGGAGATAACCTAATGGGTGGATATATAGGCGCACGTTCTGGAGTTGGACTTGTAAACACTACACTTGGTAGCGTCCAAGACCTTACAGCTACCGATGCTTCACCAGAGGTAACATTAATAAACAACACGCATGAAGACAGTGACGGAGGACGTGAATCAAAAGTTATCTTTAAAGGTCAACAGTCTGGCGGTGAAGAAAGCACATTAGCTGAAATAGAGGCAAATCATTCGGGTTCAGCGGATGATGAAAAGGCAAATTTAATTTTTAGAACTAATGACGGTTCTGATGGTTCTAGCCCAACTGAGGCTATGAGGATACAAAGTGACCAGAAAATTGGTGTAGGTTTAAGCAGTAATATTTCAAGCCAACTACATGTAAATTCAGAAGTAAGCCTTGGCCCAGATAATAATAACAGAATGATTCTTGGCTCTACTTCTGGTGGCGTTGGGTCTATTGGCACTATTGAAGCTGGCACTGCTAGCTTTAGTACAGCAACATTTAAAGGCGGTAAAGTTGGGATTGGTGTTGCAGACCCTACTGCACCTTTAACTGTAAAATCACCTTCTAACGCAGAAGCTATTCATGTGGTTGGAAGGTCTGATGATATTGGTCAAATGAAATTTTTTGAAGCAGACCATACTACTATTCTGGCAACGTTAGAAGCTAGAAACTCATTTGTTAATTTCGGTAGTGTCGCAAATATTCCAACAAAATTTATGACTAATAACACAGAACGTTTTATAATTACTGAACATGGCGATAAAAGTATGAACCCATCCTCAACTCCAGCACAAGTAGGAAATGGTACTCATACTGGTAGTTATTTTACTAGTGTAGGAGAATACAATACTTCTCGTGCTACAACCTCAACTAGTGTTCATGTAAGGTTGTATAATACAAATGGTCAGGTTGGTCGTATTGAAACAACTGGCTCTCAAACAAACTACATAACTAGTTCTGACTACAGATTAAAAGAAAATGTAACAAACATTACAAACGGTATTACAAAAGTAAAACAATTAGCTCCAAAACGTTTTAACTTTATTGCTGATCCTGACACTACAGTAGATGGCTTCATAGCTCACGAAACACAAGCGGTAGTTCCAGAAGCAGTCAGTGGCGTAAAAGATGGTGTTGAAATATGGAATGAAGCTGATGATTTACCAGATAATGTTTCAGTAGGTGATAATAAATTAGATGCAGATGGAAATACAATACCAGTAATGCAAGGTATTGACCAAGCTAAACTTGTGCCATTGCTAACGGCTGCACTGCAAGAAGCAATAGCAAAGATTGAAACACTTGAAACCAAAGTAGCAGCATTGGAGGCAGAGTAATGGCTGGATATGTAGGCAATATACCTGTACCTCAGGCTACTCAAACAAGGCAAAGTTTTACAGCTACTGCTAGTCAAACCTCGTTTCCTACGATTGGCTATACTGCTGGGTTTATAGATGTCTATCTTAATGGAATAAAAATTTTAGACGGCGTAGATTATGACGCGACAAATGGCAGCGATGTAATTCTTACAACTGCAGCTGCACTCAATGACATTTTAGAAGTTACTATTTTCACTGCTGAAGATTTAGCTACGGCTAGTGGTGGCGGTAGATACAAAGGTGATCGAGGCACAGTAGGTGCGGCTGCTGGTGCTGGTGACATCTTTAGAGTTCACGAACAACAACTAGACACAGACACAACCATTGACGCAACAGAGAACGCTATGGCTGCTGGCCCACTTACAGTAGCATCTGGTGTTACCCTGACTGTCTCTGGCAACTTAACGGTGGTATAGAATGAGTACACTCACGGTTCAAACGCTGCAAGCTCCTACAAGTGGAGCTAATGCAAACAAGGTTCTAATACCTAGTGGACATACGCTCGATGCTAGTAACGGATTAACCACACCAGCAGGTCATGTTATCCAAACAGTTTCAGCAACCACTGCTGATTTTATACCAAGAGTCACCACTACTTCAGGAAGTTTTGTAACTACTGGGCATGATTTAACAATTACTCCAACAAGTGCGTCTAGTAAAATTTTAACTAGGTTTTCTATGTCAACAGGTCATAGTGGTGCTGGTCAGTATGCTTACTTTAGAATTTATACTAGTCATAATGGTGGTTATTACACTGGAGCAGAAGCTCATATGGGTAATCCAAATCATTGGACTACGGTAATGGGTGAGGCTTTAGACAGCCCTGCAACAACTTCAGCAATAACCTATAGTATCTACTTTATGGTAAGTGGGGGTGCTACAACTCGTTCTGGGTGGGCTACTTTTAATTCTGCGGGTTATACCAATGACCAAAACGGAAACAGTTTTACTTTGCAGGAGATAGCAGGATGAGCATACTCAAAGTCGATACTCTCCAGCCAGCGACAGGAGCAAGGGTTTTATCTGCTGGTCATGTGGTGCAAGTTGTGCAAGGCACACTAGGGTCAGCAGCAAGTACTAATACTACAAGTTATACTGACACAGGGTTAACAGCTACAATTACTCCTACAAGTACAACCAGTAAAATACTTGTTATTACTTCAGCAAGCGGTTGTCTTCAAGATAATGCAACAAGTGATGAAACAGCAAAGGTAAATTTGGTTCGTGGAAGCACTCAAATATCAGAACTTGAAACACAGATTAGAACAAGAGGTGGAACAGGTGGAGAGAACGCACCTTTTACCACTAACTTTTCATTTCTAGACAGCCCCAGCACAACAAGCGCAACAACTTATAAAGTACAGCAAAAAGTAGTATCGGCAGAAGTTTTATATTTTAATTATGGTAGCTCAACAGCAACTATAACCTTAATGGAGATAGCCCAATGAGTTCAGTATTAAAAGTAGATGCAATACAGAATACTGGTGGTACTTCTGCGCTAACGATAGATAGCAGTGGTAGAATGCTTACTCCAGCAAGACCAGCTTTTATGGCTAGAAGAACAAGTCTTCAAAGTGCAGGGGTAATAATTTTTGATACTGCTATGGTAAATATAGGTTCTCATTATAACACAAGTACTGGTGTATTTACTGCCCCAGTTGCAGGTATTTATAGTTTTTCTCCAGTTGTTTTAAGTGATATGGATGGTACTAACCAGTTTTTTGTAACTGCTATACGAGTAAATGGTTCTTCTTATGCTCAAGAGCAAGTTCATACAGATTTAGATAATGACTTTGGTGCTAGCTTTACTGTAATTGCTTCTCTTTCAGCAAACGATACGGTTGATGTTCACACAAACTACAAAATTTATGGAACTTCAGCAGCCACTTCAAACTTTACACATTTCTCTGGATATTTAATAGGATAGAAACATGACAACAATAGCAACAGCACTAAACGAGTTGGGAATTACGGAGTGGGTTCTTCGTGGTGAACCAACAACAGAAGATGAGTTCAATGAGATGTTCCGAAAGGTAACAGGCGCAGATGACAATGGTTCTGCAATAGAAAGCTCTGACCCTAGTAAATTCGGGGTTACATGGAAGCAAGCATCAGATAAAAAGACTGAGCTAGTTAATGCCAAGCCAATGGCTGACCTTCGAGCAGAGCGTGACAGACGATTAGCTGAAACAGATTGGATGGCTAGTTCAGACCTAACTTTAGCAGACAACTGGAAAACCTATCGTCAGAGTTTACGTGATGCTCCAGCGCAGAGTGGGGTCACTGGATTAGATGATGTAACTTGGCCTACAAAGCCATCGTGAGGTAGACAATGAGTTTAGCGAGAGACATAGCAGATCTTGGTTCAGTAACTACTAGGCTCGATACTCTGGGTGCTAGTAATCGTAATATTATAATCAATGGTGGACAAACTGTTGACCAAAGAAATAGTGGTTCAGCTATAACACTTACTAGCTCACATCAGTATGCAACAGATAGGTTTATTTGTAGACTTGGAACTTCATCATCTAGCACAGCACAACGAGTAGCTGATGCTCCCGATGGTTTATATAACAGTGTTAAAATCACTATTGGAACAGGAGCTACACCTTCTGCGGCAACTGCAACTGGTTATTTTGCTTACAAAACTGAGGGTTTAGACACTTCGCATTTAAAATTTGGAAGTTCTGATGCCCAAACTATTACTTTATCTTTTTATGTTAAATCTAGTTTAACAGGTTCATTTGGTGTGACTGTAGCAAATGATGCTCTTAATAGGTCTTTTCCATCTTCATATACAATTAACTCTGCGAACACATGGGAAAGAAAAAGTATTACAGTAACTGGAGATACTTCTGGAACGTGGGCAACTACTAATGCTGCTGCTTTTTATTTGTTGTGGGATTTAGGCTGCGGCTCTGATGTCAAAGGAACTGCAAACACTTGGGCTGGGTCTGATTTTAGAGGTGGGGCAACTGGAACTATAAATGTCTGTGCTACATCTTCTGCTACATGGCAGATTACTGGCGTTCAGCTAGAAGTTGGAAGTGCCACGGACTTCGAGCATCGAAGCTATGGTGATGAGTTAACAAGATGTCACAGATATTTCATCCGAAGAAATAGTCCTCAAGACGGTTATCCCGGCTCGGTTCCGGGTTTTCACGGAACAAGTGGTTT